TTCCGTATGACGCCGGCAGCATGACCGTGTACCAGAACAAGGTGTTCACGAACGCCGCCGCGCTGACCGATGCTTTCCTGCAGCCGCCGGGCTACCAGAAAATGATCCGCCTGATGCTGGCGTGGGAACTGGCCAGCGATTACCCGGGGCTGTCGGACGCCGAGCTGGCGAAGCTGAGCGACGACGCAAAGCAAGCCGTGGCTCTGGTCAAGCGGAACAACAAGAAGCCGGCGGTGATGCGCTCCGAAGTGGCGCAACTGGATTGCTCCGGCAGCGGCAACTATGGCAATTGGCGGGACGGGGCATGAAGATCGAGCGTACCCATGATATGCAGCTTGTGGCCCAGATTCTGGGCCATCCTGCTATCTGGCCGCACATCCATGAGGACGGCGTAGATGCGCCGGCGCCAATCGACCACGACTCGCTGCACTGGATGCTGATCACCGAAGACGAAAAGCCTGTCGGTGTGTTCCTCGTGCATGGGGTATCGACGGTCTGCTACCAGATGCACACCTGTTTGTTGCCGCAGATTTGGGGCGTTGGTGCGGCAAAGGCGGCACAGATGCTCGCGCGCTGGGTCTTCGATGAAACGCCGTGCCTCAAGCTGATAACGAACGTCCCTGCCTACAACCGCAGGGCTTTGCGTTTTGCGGAGGCGGGTGGAATGGTGCGTGAAGGCATCAACCGCGCAAGTTTCTTGCGCAATGGTGAGCCGATCGATCAGATCGTGCTCGGAATTACGAAAAAGGAGTGGAAATCATGCCGGCAGCAATCCCTATTGCAATCGTAGCGGGCGCCGCAATAAGTGGGTCGATGGCAAGCAACGCATCGAAGAAGGCCGCGGCCGCGCAGGCGCGATCTGCCGATCGTACGACCGATCTACAGTACGAGCAGTACATGCAGACCCGCGAGGACCAAGCCCCCTGGCGCGAGGCTGGCGGCGCAGCGCTGTCTCAGCTCTCTGGCGGCCTTGCACCGGGCGGCGAATACAACCGCCGATTCTCGATGTCCGACTATCAGCAAGACCCCGGCTACCAGTTCCGCTTGTCGGAGGGGCAGCGCGGTATCGAGAATGCAGCTGCCGCGCGCGGCTCGCGATACTCCGGCGCCACGTTGAAGGCCCTGGCACGCTTCAACAGCGATCAGGCGAGCCAGGAATACGGCAACGCGTACAACCGCTTCCAGAACGACATGAGCAGCCGTTTCAACCGCATGGCAAGTGTTGCTGGTCTTGGGCAGACCGCGAACAACCAAGTTGCCGCCGCCGGCCAGAACTACGCCAACCAGGCCGGTCAGGCAATTCAGAACGCCGGCGCCGCGCGCGCATCCGGCTACGTCGGCTCGTCCAACGCCATCGGCAACGCCATCGGGCAGGGCATCAATGCATTCGGCCAGCAGCAGTACCTGAACTCGCTGAGCGGTAGCGGCTATGGGACGCCGACTCAGGCCGGCTATGCGGATCTGAACGCCAACGCCATGAACCAGACCGCGAACTTCAACAACTACGGCGCAGGCTACTCGCCATAATCGGAGCAAAACATGCCTGAACTTGTCGCACTTCAAACGATGGTCCCACAGTTTGCAAATCCCGCCGATCTGCAAGCGAAGGCCTACAACGTCCGCAATCTGGCCTTGCAGAACCAAGCCGCTGAACTCGCGCGCGCCGATGACCAGGCCGCACGCGCCGCTTTCGCCGCCAATCCGACCGACAACGCCGCCCGTCTCTCTGCACTGGCCGGCGTGTCGCCTGCCGCATATGGCGCCGAGGCCAAGCGCCAGGCCGATCTAACCAAGACCAGTGCAGAAACCCGCGTCAAGGAGCTGGAAGCTGCCCACAAGGCCAATGACATGCGCGCCAAGGCCTTTGGCTACGTGCGCCAGTACCCGACTCTGGAGAATGCCAACAACGCAGTCAAGTGGCTGACCGATAACGGCATCTACACCCCCGAGCAGGCCGCCGGCCTATATGCCGAGATCCAGAAGAACCCGACTCAGATCGCCGAAATGGCGAATCAGGCCTGGTATGCAAACCTGGACCAGAAAGATCAGCTCCTGAAGTTCGAAAAGCAAGATCTCGGCGGCCAAGCGCAAATCGTCAGCATCGACCCTGTTACTGGGCAAACGAAAGTGGTGTCGGCCACGGCCAAGACACAAAGCCCCGACAACAAGGCCAGCAACGAGCGCATGGCGAGTGAAGGGCGCTTGAACCGCGCCAACCAGCTGCAGGTTCAGGGGATGATGACTGCACGCCAGAACGACATGCCGCGCGGCCAGGTGGTGCAGACGGATGACGGCCCGGTGCTGGTCAACCCGCGTACCGGCACTGCCACGCAAGTCACCATGGACGGCCAGCCGGTGCAGGCCAAGGCCAAGAGCATTCCGGCCAGTGTGCAGAAGGCCATGACAGAGAACGATTCTGCCCTGCGCAAGATCGAGGACGCGCTGGCTGCCGTCAATGAATACCCGGACGCGCTCGGCGGCATGAACATGCTGGGCGACACCGTTCGCCAGCGTACTGACCCCAAGGGCGTCAAAGCGCGCGCGTTGGTGGCTGATATCGGTTCCCTGAAGCTACACGACCGATCCGGCGCCGCAGTGACGGCCGCAGAAACCCCGCGCCTGAAACCGTTCATCCCAAGCGCCACCGATACCCCAGACACTGTGCGCACGAAGCTGGGACTGTTCAAACGCGAGTACCAGGCCATTCAGGACGATATCCGCAGTGCATACCCGAAGGAAACCAGTAAGCGTACAGCCCCAGCTGCCGCCCCTGCTGTTGCTCCAGCGCTGCCTGCTGGGTGGTCCGTGGAGGTCCGATAATGCCAGTCTTCGAATTCACCTCGCCAGAGGGCAAGAAATACCGCGTGAATGGGCCGGAGGGCGCCACCAAGGAGCAGGCGTTCAGCATCCTCCAGCAGCAGCTTGGCGCCGCGCCAGATTCTTCGCCAGCACCTGCTGCAGCACCAGCACCAAAAGCCGAACCGGCGGCGCCGAATAACGCCCTGATGTCAGCCAATGCGGCAAACCGCGCCATCGCCGGCATTCCTGATGCGGTGCTGAATGCGCCAAATCGCCTGCTGAACCTGGGCAAGGCTGCTGTCGGCACCGTCGCCACCGCTCTTGGTCGTGATGACTTGGCGCCGGAGCTTACCCCCGATCCTGACTTGGTTCGCCGGGGCTTTGAAGAAGTCGGCTTTATCAAGCCTGAGCTCGACCCCGCCACAACCGGGCAGCGCATGTTGAGCAGCCTGGTTCAAGGTGGCGTTGGCGCCGCACTCGGCTCGCCATCGTCCAGTCTACGGCAGTTGGCCACTAATGCTGCTGTTGGCGGGCTGTCTGGTTCCGCTGCTGGTGCCACTAAAGAAGCCACCGGGAACGACACGCTGGCCATGACAGCCGGCATGCTGACGCCTGCAGTAGCATCCAGAGCGATCAGCGGCGCGCAGCAGAAAATCGCGGCAAATCAGCTTCGCCAGCAGCAAAACGCCGTACGCGACCAGACTGTAGCCGACGCCCAGCGCGCCGGCTTCGTGATCTCGCCGTCTGAGATCAACCCGTCCACCATGAACCGGGCGCTGGAAGGCGTGGCAGGCAAGCTGACCACCCGGCAACTGGCCTCCCACAAGAATCAGGAAGTTACCAACCGCCTTGTCCGCCAGGACCTGGGCATTGCAGAAGATGCCCCGCTGACGCCGGAGCTGATGGCGCAGTTGCGCCGTGAGGCATACCAGGCCGGTTACGCGCCCGTAGAAGCTGCCGGCGCGATCCGACCTGGTTCCGCCTTCCGAAACGACCTGGACAAGATCGCCCAGCAGTTTCGCGGCGCCGCGCGCTCATTCCCACGTGCCGTGCAGGATGAAGTCGGCCAGATGGTGGATTCGCTGAAGGTGCGGCAGTTCGACGCAGCAGACGGTGTGAAGATGGCCCAGATTCTGCGCGACGAGTCTTCCAAAAGCTATGCCAGCGGCGACAAGGCCATGGGCAAGGCACAGCGCTCCGCTGCAACCGCCATCGAAGACCAGATTGAGCGCGGGCTGCAGGGCATGGGTCAGCCAGGCACTGACATGCTCAATGCATTCCGTGCCGCACGCCGACAGATGGCGAAGACGCACACCGTGGAGGCGGCATTGAATCCAGCCACCGGGAACGTGCAGGCGCAGAAGCTGGCCACTGAACTGAAGAAGGGCAAGCCACTGAGCGGCGAGATCCGTAATGTTGCGGCGGCAGCCAACGCGTTCCCGAAGAATTTCCAGAGCATGGAAACGGTTGGATCGATCCCCGGTATCAGCCCGCTCGACGTGTTCGGCGGTGCCAGCCTGGGCGCACTCGGCGCCGCCAGCACCGGACCTGGTGGTGCATTCCTGGCGGCGCTGCCAGCCGCGCGCCCGGTTGTCCGGTCCGCCCTGCTGTCGCCGGCCTACCAAGAGCGCTTTGCCACGCCCAACTATGACATTGGCACCGTGTCGCGCGGGCTGGCTGCTGGCGATTTGGCCAACCCGCTTTTGCTGTCATCGCTGGTTGCCGCACAACAGCAAGCCGAGGAAAGCCGCAAGAAACTTCGTGATATGGCTGGAAAGGGGGGCAAATAATGCCTCAAATTCCATTCGTTGGAGCAGCTTATCGCGAGCGCAGCAGTAACCTTGACGCGCAGGCCTGCATCAACTTTTACCCTGTCCTGGGGGAATCCGGTACCGCTAAGGCGGTTTCTGCGCTTTACGGCACGCCAGGCACTCGGCCGCTTGTCACGGCCGGCGTTGGTCCGATTCGTGGCATGTGGGAGCCAAGCAATGGCACTGATGCGCTGGTGGTGAGCGGAAGTTCTGTGTACCGGATGACTACAGCGTTCGTCCTGACACTCATTGGAAGCATCGACAACCTGCCGACGCCCGTCATCATCACAGACAACGGAACCCAGGCGGTGATAGTCACTGGCCCGAGTGGCTATATTGTTGATCTGGCTACGAATGCTGTCACCAAGATCGTTGACGCGGCGTTTTATGGCGCCAGCAGCTGCGATATTCTGGACACCTTTGCCATTTTCAACCGGCCGTTCACGAACCAGTTTTACATCAGTGGCTCGAACACGATGACCTTCGATGCGCTGGATTTTGCAAGCGCCGAATCGAACGCAGAACCCATCGTCCGTGTCTTCGTGAACCACAGCGAAATCATGCTGTTCAAAGAGACTGTCACCGAGATTTGGCGCGCCACTGGCGGCGTGGATTTCCCGTTTGCTCGAGACACGAACGCAGCAATCGAGCAAGGGTGCGCCGCGCCATTTTCCGTGGCCGACATGGACAACACTGTGTTCTGGCTGGGGAAAAACAAGGACGGCGCCGGCATCGTTTGGCGCCTCAATGGGTACACTCCACAGCGCGTATCCACTGACGCGATCGAATTCGCTATCGCCAGCTATTCCGACATTTCGGATGCGGTGGCCTATTCCTACCAGCAGGAGGGGCACACTTTCTACGTGTTGAGTTTCCCGACTGGAAATGCGACATGGGTCTACGATGCCGCCACCAACCTGTGGCACCAGCGCGCGTACTTGACACCGGGAACTGGGGTGCTTGGGCGTCATCGGTCCAACACGCATATGTTCTATGGGCGCACGCATGTTGTTGGTGATTTTGATACTGGCGAGTTGTATGCGCTGGACCTTGACCACTATGCCGATCGTGCCACCGATCCTCTGCCATCCATTCGTGCTGCGACACATCTGGCGGACCCAAATTATGAATGGCTGATTCACCACCGCCTGCAGATCGACATTGAGGCAGGGATTGGGCTGAACAGCGGCCAGGGGGTTGATCCGGTGGCGCTGCTCGACTGGTCAAACGACGGTGGGCACACATGGAGTAGCCAGCATGCCGCCTCAATGGGGAGGATTGGCAAGTACAAGACTCGTTTGCGATGGAGTAGGCTGGGGCGCGCGCGCGACCGCGTGTATCGCCTGACCATCAGCGATCCAGTAAAACGCGTCATTCTTGGCGCTTCACTCAACCCTGGTAGCTAAGATGCCTCTCAATCTCTTTCCGGCCCGCGTGCCTTTTGGTCGCTGGACTGACGCTGATGGGAACAGCTATGACGTCTTGATGACGCCAGAGTTCTCACGCGCGCTTGCTGACCTGTTTGAGCGCGTTGGTGGCCCTATCGCTGATTCAAACACCGACTTGAGTATCATCTCGTCAACTCAGGATGCGCCGGCCGATTTCGGGCACATCATCCGCCAGGTTGCCGATCTGCAGCGTGTTGTCGGTCTGCTGGAGGCGCAGCGTGCAGAGAATGGGGTTCTTCGTAACCGCGTGAACGACCTGGAGCAGACTCTTGCACAGGTGCCGGCAGTTTTCGCCGATCTGCGGAAGCGTGTAGCGGACATCGAACGTGAGGCAGCTTCTGTGGCGCCGCCGACTGATTGGGCGCACCCAAGGGCAATTGGGACTGGCACTCCGGCTGCTGGCACTTTCACAAGCTTGACATATTCCGGGCAACTCACAAGCACAGTTGCTACCGGGACGGCACCCATGGTGGTGTCGTCTTCAACGAAAGTGGCGAACCTCAATGCCGATCTGCTCGACGGAACTGATTGGCGTTCGCCTGGCCCAATCGGTGGGACTACCCCTGGCAGTGGTGCTTTTACGACGGTCAGTGCAACAGGGCAAATCACATCGACACAGGCAACAGGCACCGCGCCGCTTGTGATCGCATCTACAACCAAGGTAGCCAACCTGAATGTTGATCTTCTTGACGGTGGAGATTGGGCCTCGCCTGGTGCGATTGGCACGACCACACCAGCAAATGCCACCTTTGTCGGCCTCACTGCTACTGGGACGGTCAATCTTGGGAGTACTGCTGCAGCAAGTGCTGTGGTCATCAACGGGAACAATAGCGGCGTTGGCGGCGGCGTATTCGTCACCATCCGCAATGGCGGCTCCGATGTACTTGTGATGGGCAATAAGTCAGCCATTGCTGGCGGCGCTTACAGCAACACGCCATATATCCGCGGGGGCGCAGGAGGCGTGGCAATCGAATTCGAAGCCGGCTTTAAAACGAACGGCAATGTTGGTTTTTATGGTACGACGCCAGTAGCGAAGCCCACTGTAACAGGCTCGAGAGGTGGGAATGCAGCACTGGCCAGCCTTCTCACCAGTTTGGCCGCGTTTGGCCTGCTGACTGACAGCTCAACAGCATGATGGGAACTTGCCAATCGGCAGCACACGGCGAATAATCGCCCTAATTTAGCGAAGGAAACAATTATGACGGTCAGCACTTATACATTCGATGGCGCCGTACTTACGGGGGTGCTTGGGAAGCAAGGTTCCGACGTTCCTGCCCTGACGAAGCGGATTATTACGTCTGCCTCTTTGGTGAACACGACAGGCGCTCCGGTAGCTGCCACGGTGAACCTTGCCCCTTCCAGTGGCGCTGCAACAGCCAATACGATGATCCCGGCACGCACGATCGCCGCCGGCGGTACTGACACCTGCCCAGAACTGATTAACCAGGGCATCGACGCCGGTGGCGCTGTTTGGGCGTCCGGGCTTGGCCTGACGTTCAAGTACACGGCCAAAGACATCACATAAGGAACGCTGCAATGCCACAATCCGCCCTCATGCCTTTGCCAAAGCAGAATTTCTCGACAATTCTTGGCACGCCGCTTGTTGGCGGCAAGGTCTATACCTACGACGCCGGGACAACCAATCCGCGCCAGACATTCAGCGACCAGGCCGGCACCATTCCCCAGGCAAACCCCATCGTGCTCAACGTGCGAGGTGAGCCAGCGTCTGCGATTTACTGGAATGGGAATTACCGTGTCGATATTTACGACGCGCTCAACAACCTGATCTACTCGGTCGATAATTTCAACGCTGACCCATACGGGGCGTTCACCATTCGCACCGACCTGGCCGATACCTCGAGTGTCAGCCTAGGCGCCGCAATGATTGGCCGCGGCGTTCAAATCGTCAATGAGGTGGGAGAGATTCGAGGCCTGCTCAAAACGTCGCCATCGAAATATGCGATCGTGGACGGCCCCAGCACCATCTCTGCGAATGGCAGCGGTACTTATTATCGTGACGATGCCGACAACACCAGCGTTGACGACAATTTCTTTGTCATCGTCGCTACAGATGGCGGCCGCTGGAAACGTCAGCGCCTAGTGTGGCAGACGGCAACCAGTGGCGCAGACGCCCCTACCTGGCAGATTGCCCGCAATACCTCGCACGTTGGTGGTTCCCCCGGGACAGTAGTAAATGCCTTGAATATCTCTGCAACCATCGGTGCGTCTGTTACCAATTTCGAATGGGCATTCCTGTCACAGCTCGATAACTCAGCAACCGCAGGTGAAAACGTTGCAATCTATGGGCAGGCCAAGAAGCGCGCCCAGGGATCGACGTGGGCAGGATGCCTTGAGATTCAGGACATCTACACGGCAGATCCTGCTGTAGGTAGCTGCATCGGCCTTGAGTTGGCTTGCTCTGCAAACGGTGGCGACACTGGTTTCCAGCGCAACGGCGTGCATGTGGCCATGGGAAAGCTTCTGCCAGGTGGCACTACTTGCGAATGGGGAAATGGTTTCCGCGCAACGGCTGGTACGGATTCACGATTTGCGAACGCCTTCGTCAACGAAGGACCATTCCGTTTGGCGGCATTTAGCAATACCGGTGATTCTAGCGCGCTCGTCAACAGTGCAACTTTCAAGGATACCGGCAAGGCGGCGCGAGGTCTTGATTTATCCGGTGCCACCTACACCGGGTCAGCTATCCAGCTTGCCACGACGCAAATTCTTGCCTTTGAAGCCACGGCAGCGGTTAAACTCTACGCGTCTGGTGGCCTGCTGGTCTGCCCGGCACGGCTGTCGCTAGGCGATGCGTTTGCCGTGTCGTCTGCTGGCGGCACCTCGGCGACGGCCGGCGCGGCTACTGGTCGTTATCTGAATTTCTACGAAGATGGCGTTTTGCGAAAACTTGCAATTTTGGCGGCATAAAATGATCCTCGACACTGAAGACCAACGAAAGTTTCTCCTGGCTGTGATTCAAAACAGCCAGATCCCCGGCGCCGCGCTGGGCATTGGCTATGCAACTTTGCAGGCCATTGTTACTGCGCAAGTCGGCGTCCCCACACCTGATCCTCAACCACCACAAGAAAAGGAAGCAGCATGAAGCAACTGAAAGCAACCGGCGGCGGTGGCCAACAACGTCCGCCAGAAAAGACCACCACGCCACCGACTAAGAAAAAGTCGAAATGAACGGCTGGCGCCAGCGCTTTTTACTCATGGCCGTGCTTTACTGCGCGGTCAAAGTGCATGATTTTGTGATGCTCGATTGCCCCAATAACCCGGCATGGATGCTCATCTATCATGGTAGTGCCGGCGCCGTTGATTTGCTTCTTCTTTATTGCGCACCGCTCCTTATCTCGGAGCGTCTCTGCGACGATATACAGGCCTCATGCCTTGCCTCAATCGCCGCCAACTTCGTAGGTTTTTGCGCCTACATGGCCTATCTCCCGCCAAGCTACTACAACGCTTTGATTGAGGGGCTTTGCTATGTCCAATTCCTGCGACTTCTATATGTGGGCCGCTACGATGCTGATCTACACAGGCGCGCTATGGTTCCTGGCGCTTCTAGTGTCGGGGCTTAGGCTGATCATCAAACGGAAACGACATGAAAGAATTAATCGTACACGCAAAGGATGCCATCGTTGATCTGGCCAGCAGCCCCAAGGGTGCATTGGCTGCCGCCGCCGGCGCTGCATCTGCTGGCACTGCTGCACAGCTGGACATCATCACCGGTTGGCTGGCGCGCGGCAGTGTGGCGATCGGCTTTTGCACAGCCGTCGTGGTGCTGGCGATCCAGCTTTTAAAACTGGTGCGTGAGTGGCGCGCCTATCAGAACGACGAGGACACCCCATGATCACCAGCTTCGATGATTGCTTCGCCCGCCTGATGGATAGCGAGCGCGGCTACAGCTTCCGCAGTAATGCAGCAGACCCTGGCGGTGAAACCATGTATGGCGTGACGATGGCCGTTGCCCGGAAATGGGGCTACATGGGCGCCATGCAGGATATGCCGCTGGCCACCGCCAAGGATATCGCCCGCGCCTTCTACTGGACGCCGTGTCACTGCGACCAGCTGCCGCCGGCCATCGCCTTCCACGTGTTCGACGCGGTCTATCATGGTGGCAACCCGGCGCAGTGGTTGCAGCGCGCAGTCGGCGTTACTCCAGATGGCATCATTGGGCCGAAGACCATCGAGGCCGTGCGATCCGCTGAACCATCCTTCGTTGTGCTGGCCTTCAATCGCCAGCGCCTTGACTACCTGGCCAAGCTGAAGAATTGGCCTGACAATGCCCGTGGCTGGGTGAATCGCATCGTACGGAATATGGAGGTGTGCTGATGGACTGGAAAGCCGCCATAGGCGCCATCGCGCCAACCGTCGCCACGGCCCTGGGCGGCCCCTTGGCGGGCCTTGCAGTGGATGCGGTGGGCTCTGCCTTCGGGTGGACGGATGCGACGAAAGAGAAGGTCGAGGACGCTTTCAGCAAGGGCCAGATGACAGGCGATCAAATCCTCGCGCTGAAACAGGCTGAACTGGCACTAGTGGCGCAAGAGAAGGAGCTCGGGTTTAAGTTCGCGGAGCTGGAGACGAAAGACAGGCAGGGTGCGCGCGACATGCAAACAGCCACGCGCTCACTGATGCCGGCCATTCTCTCGGCCCTGGTCACACTGGGCTACTTCTCGATCCTCCTCGGCATGATGCGCGGGGCTTTGAAGGTAGACGATAGCCAGGCGCTGCTGATCATGCTGGGATCGCTTGGCACCGCATGGGGCGCAGTCATGGCCTTCTGGTTCGGGTCTACCCATGGCAGCGCGGAGAAGTCCCGGTTGCTGGCGCAATCCACGCCGTCGAAATAAAAAAGCCCGCGGTGATGCGGGCTTTCTCTTATCCTGGTAGGCCGCTTGTGTCGGTCTGCTGCTTCTCTTTCCTATACGCTTTCATAGCCACACGCCAAAACTCATTGAAGCAATCGTAGGCGCCGGCCCAGTTCGATGCGATATGCGCGCCCATTTCGGAGTGAAGCTGCACCGCGCGGATCATGCTGGGAGTCGCAGAGATCAGCGTCAGTTGCGTCCAGTTCAGACTGTCACGGGTGAGCAATGCGGCATGCGTCAGCTTGTCATCAAAGTCGAATATGGCCAGCCATTTCATCTTTGGCGCCTGCGCTTGGTAGCTGTCCTGCATGACGGTAACAGGGCGATCACCGCCCACCTCATGCAGCCATGCCGAGGCACTCTCTACGGCGTCCGACTCGTCAATGTAACGATGCTGCGCGACCTGTTCCACCACCTTCCCCGGCATTGCCGCTAAAGTCTCCATGGCCGTCGTGATGGATGAAAAACCAGCGAGGTTCGCCAATTTATTCCAATCGCGGTATTGTTGATCAGTAAGAGCTTTGTCATCTGGCATTGCCGCTTGTGCGGATGGTGTAGCACCATGATAATGCCCGCACTTGCTGCACAGTTTCCCAGCCTTGCAGACATACTTGCAGCCCTCTCTCATGATGAATTCGTCGCTATCCTTACCTTGTGCGGATGGTGCTGCCGTCTGTGCTGCGATTTCCGCATTCTCGCGACCGACCGCCAAGCCATCGCGGTAGTGTTCATCGTATTGGTCTTGCGACCACATATGCTGGCCGGTCACGCGGTCATGCCACAGGCCGTGATCCATGTAGAAACGGTCATCGGCTACTGGCTGCGCCTGTGCTGGCTCCTGCACTCCTTTAGCTGGCGAGGGAGCGGCGGCGAGCATGGCTTTGTATATGAGATCGCAGGCTGTCTTTACCCCAGCATGGCGCATTTCCACAGTCGGTTCCACAGGCACCAGCGCCCATCCCACAGGAATGGCCGGGGCGCTGACTTGCTCGGCAAGGGCGATGAGTTCCAGAATGGTGGACGGTTTTGACGCGGCGATGAAGTTCGCCCAAGGTCGTGTGAGGGGGCAATCATCCACAAAGAAATCGGAAGAAGGCCATTCATCGCCGAAGTCGTAATCAGCATCTTCCGCCAGTTTGCGCAATGCGTTTAAGTCGATAGTCATATTCTCTTTCGTTAGGATTGGCGAGCGCGCCCGATTTCAGCGGCAGCGCGGACGATGGCGCGGCGCGTAGCCTCGGACGGCTTCAGGTCGCGGTTCAGTTCCTCCAGGTAGAACCGCTGAAACATGGAAAAACGATCTTCCATGTACAGCCACAACACACTCAGCTTCACCGCCAAGCGCAGCGCATCGCCGTCGTCGGCCAACGGGTTCCAAAGAGTGGTAATGCGCCCCACTTTCCCGATGCCGCAGGAATAGGTGGGGTGGCCGTCCTCGAGGCAAAGCTCTACCCAATCGCCGTCTATTTTGGCTGCCTTTGCCGCCCATTCGAGTAGTTCCCGATCATTCATGATCAGCCTTCGACTTCTGCTCATTCTGAGCATGTCGCCCTGCTTGATTAATCCAGCCAGCACTCCATGCGCTGCGCGCCCATTGCGGCCAAGAATTTCTCGCCGCACGCCCGATTAGGATTGAAGTACCAAGCGATCGAGCGCGCCGCCCCATGGCCTCAAAAGCGCGCTTTCCTGCCAGTGGCTTAGCCATGATTACCTCCCTGCCCATCCTGAGCGATGGAAGGGGCGGCATCATGCAGCGGATAAACGCCGTCCGTGTCGTCGTTCCAGCAGCACAGGCCCGTCGATACGTTGCCGTCGTCGTCCTTGTGCTTCACAACGCCGAAAGTCAGCCAGTCATCCAGTTGATCTGGGTCTTCGTCACGATCTGGGGCCAGAAATTCCAGCGCCTCTTTAAGCTGGTGGCCGTCCATGCAGACAGTCTGCACTGCGCCGAATTGTTGCGGCTCCGGCTGCTGCCCCTGCACCTGCTCAGCAATTGCCGCTGCTTCGGAGAGAAGGGCGCGGACTTGGGTTGCCCCATATCCATGTAGCCTTCCAAAATAGCCTTGTGGCCGCATGAACTGAATATCCCCAAGTGGCTCCGGCAGCGGCAGCTTTCGTATGGCCGCACCCACGCTAGATGGGGATGGCTGCGCAATCTTCTCCAGCGCCATGATGGTGGCCCGCTCTTTCCAGTCCATATTCTCGCCGTCAACCGTGCCGAGCAATTCATCCATGGCACTGCGAAGCGAGACAGTTGCGATGCCGGCGTGGCATGGATGGTGTTCAATTTCCATCTGCTCACGCTGGTGCAGCATCATGGCGAAGTTGGCTACATCTACCGGATCGCCTTTGCGGGCGTGGGCGATCAGCATGTTAGACAGCTTCGCCATAGGGCATTGGCGCTCATCATCCCAACCGCCGCGCCCTTTGGCACGGCTCGCTGCCATCTTTGCTTTCATGGCGGCGGCGAAACGATCTACCGCTAGGTCATCCGAATGTGGCACCGGCTGTGCTGGAGTAGCGCGGGCGGCGAGTGCGGCGCGGAGTTCGGCGATTTCGGCTCGCATATGAGGAATCAATTGATCGCCGTCATAACAAGGAAAATCGCCTGCATCTCTCGCGCGACCTTCCCAAGTCTTGATGTCGTTCATGCTTGCTCCTTGGCTGCGAGGATGGCGTAAAGGTCAGCTGATTGGTCTGCGTAGCCTTCCAATTCCAGTAATGCGCCAGCGTGGCGGATAGCTTCGCGCTGCTCATCGCTCAGCACCACAGGCTGCGCGGCACAGTCTTTCGCATCCTCGAATGCTTCCTCGGATGCCTTGCCATGCAAATCCCAACGGTCGCACCAATCAAGATATTCTTTGTTATCGCTCATTCTTTTGGCTCCTTAGGCAGAAGATTAAATTCGATGGCCTGCTCTTTTGTGATGAAAAATGGCTTCGGCGGTTTTAAGCTTTCGATAGCAGCCAAGCGTTTAAAAAAAGGCTGACAGCGCTCTAAGTAATCCTGATGCAATTCAGCTAACCTGATGCGAAGGAACGTTTCTTCATCCATTCGATTCACCTTTATTGGGGGTGGACATGGGTTAATCGCCGCAGAAGCAGGAAATTGCCTGCTCATTTGGATCGAACATATCGCCCTGACGATCAGTAAAATTCAGCATCTGCGCGTAGCTGGGGCGGTCATTGCGGAAGCGATTGCCAGCACCATGCGCGACAGACTCAGCAGCTTGCTCTTGTTTCGCCCACCATACGGCACGCTCCGGCTTTTCCTGAATTAGGCTGACCACTTGACGCGCTGGCTTCAGGAAGCATAGATCACAGTTTCCGTGCATGGTCTTGCCGTTCATGTTTGGAAGACCAAGATCAAACGGCATCATCTTCCAGTGCTGCCCAACTGTTTTAGCCGTAACATTCAGAGCCGCCATAGGAAGCACGATAGTTTCTGACTTCGTTTCAGGGTGCGGGTTTTGGCGGAACTTGCTCACGCGTGACGGTTCGTCGGCCCGGATGCCAAGAAACGTATCCCACTCATCCCAGCACAACTCATTGCGAATGAAGCGGTGCACAGTGCGGGTTTTCAGCTCGGATGAGCAGTAGCGAGAGCGCGGGTTAGGCAGCACGCCGCCGCGCTGGCGGATCACTGCTTCAAAAGGTTCGCCATTGCGGCTTGCGGTTTCATAGGTCACTTCCTTGTAGCCACCACCCTCGGTGTACTCCAGCCAAACAAGGTCAAGCCCGAATCGCTTGTCGCATTCATTGGCGAACTTGAGAGATTCCTCTTCCTCCTTGCCAGTGTTCTCGACAAAGAAAAAAGTATCCTTGGGACGCTTCCAGTTATGGGCGCGCATAATCTCGAAAGCCATTTTCGCAGAACTGCGCCCCATGGAAAACTGAACAGCAGTCGGCCCAGATGTCAGGTAAGGAATCAGCATCACACCTGCTCCTTGCTGGCTTGTGCTACGGATGCGGCGTCGATAGCGGCATCAAGGTCAGCACCATTAATGCTGTGCTCGTGGCGAATTTCTTGATTGCACTGTGCCAAGAACACGATAGGCATAAAGCGGCCACCAATAAAACGAGATGTGTCTCGCAGATAGCGATAGCGCTCCGCATCCTTCCGCACCTCTGCCAGTTCGCGCTCTGCCTGGAGCAGCTTCGATTTCAACAGGGCCAGTTCAGCCGCTTGCACAGCCAGAACACGTTTTCGCTCGGATTTCACAAGCGACCACGTCGCGTCATTGGTCGGCATACTTCGCTTCATATTCCCCATGCGCTCTTCGAGCTTCACGCGCTCTTGGGCAATGGAACAGTGCGCGCAATCGTAGTAGTCGGAGCCGTCGAGCTTGCCAGTATCGCGACAAAATTCGCAATCGTAGTGCGACTCGTCCTCAGGGTGGTGGTCGAGTTCAGGCATTGGCGCCACCTTTGTTGCGTTGCTTCCACCATGCTGACTTCTGCACGCCGGAAACACTCAGGCCGCAATGCTTGGCCACCTGTTCAGCGGTTGCGCCGGGATTCTTGGCGAGATAGGCCGCACCTTTTGTGCTTGCCTTCGTTACGTTTGCCATCTTGTTTTCTCCTTCGTTGACTGGAGACTAAAGCATATAACGTTGCTAGCACGATTGCAAGCACAATATGCAAAAAATAACCGCCCGAAGGCGGCTATTCGAAGAGGTCACATTGTCTCGAATCTATCTTGACTGCGATGTACACAACTCCGGTTTCACAATCCTCAAGGCCCCTTAACTTGGCCTGTTCCGCTGCCTTGTGACATACCTCGCTGCGCTCCTTTCGGAATAGGCAACCATCACAGGGATCGTCGTCCTCATCCAGTAGGGATACTGGGCGCAGTTTGGTGGCAAAGATTATGCGGGCTGGATCTAACGCGGCCATGCCTCAGCCTTCAAGGCTTTGCGCTGTACTGCCAATTCGATGATTCGCACAGAGCATTGCTCAATGGCGTCCAGCGTTGTCCTGGCGTCTTTAAGTAACGCGCCAATATCGCATGGCTCGCCATCGGCTGGCTGCATGATGCGCAGCGTTTGCGAGCCAATGGCACTTAGCTGGCCCGTCAGGATCGATAGGCGCTTGAGTTCATCTTCATGTGCTGCCCGGACTGTCGAGTAACGGCCACGGGCAAGCAGAAGATCGTCAGAGATGGCTGTTAAGTCCATTATTTTCTACCTTTTCGTCTATCTTCCCGCTCTCGTTTATGGAGCTCTTTGTGATGATAGTCACATAGCCACATAACTAGTAATGGTTGCGAATAGTCCGGATGATGGGCCTCTGAATTTTCGTTTCCGCATACCTCACATGGCTTACGGAAAAGTTTCCCATCCCTTATAGCATTTGCGACTGCATAGCGAGCCTTGTTCTTATCTGGGTAGCGAAGCGAATAATCTCTTTTCGCCTTACTGGCCTTTTCACGGCCGGCATCTGAATCTTGATAATCACGTCGTGCCTGTATTCGATGCGGTAGATTAGCGCGCTTTCTATCGTATTCACGATAGGCTTCAATATTTCGCTGACGAGCATCATTGCTGGATTTTTTTTGGCAATCCTTGCATTTGTTAAGATGCCCATCAGCCATCAATGCATGTTTGTAATACTCAGAAATCGGTTTGATTAGCCCGCAAGATCGACAAACCTTTTCCATATTTGGCCCTCATAAGTTGTTTTGAGAACCCCATTGTATCACAAACGGTATTCATGTTAAAAAGGAACGGTATATCATCGTCCATTTCGGCAAATCGCGTGTTTTGTTCTGGCGAAGCAGTTTGGCGAGTACCTCCCTTCTTCTTCATTGGCTTGTCGGCCAGCATGTTGATTACCTTTGCCAGTTGTTCCGGCTGCGTTTTGCGCTTCAGGATTTCGCTTGCCATCAGTTCGGTATCGGCCTGGAATACAGCGAAGGGAGCCATGCGCCAGCCAGTTTCGCCAGTCTCGAAGCCATCCTTCATTTTCGCGTATTCCTCACTGCGCAGAAGCAGGCCGATAGGTTTGCTCATGAGTTCAGGGAAGCATGGCGCCGGCATCACAACCTCTTGGTTTTCGTGCCACTTTTTGACTTCCATTTGCGTCACGCTGAGTTGGCGTGCACCCAGGCAGGCCATCATGGCGTTCACCATGTTCAGGCCCATCAGTGGTTCGCCGCCTTCCTTCTGCGTCCAGATATCAAAGCGCGATTCGCGGCCATCGCTGGCGCGGAAGGTGAAGCCAATGCCATCGGTACGTGCCTTGCTACTGATCAGCTTTTCAGCGCGCAGGAAAGTGCCGACATACTTGCCGGTCTCGTTAATGTAGGCGCCGATAGTGTCAGCTTTGTTTGCCAGTTCTGGATTGAATTTGTACATGGTTATTCCTTGGTTGGGGTGGTAATGCCGTAGTAGTCGCAGATGGCGCGATCTACTGCGGCGAGGTCGTTCTCGATATGCTCATTTTCAAACAGGCCGAGAGGCGATTTTGTGGTGTCGCTGCCGCTGTTCTGCGTAGCGAAAATGTATTGGTCATTGATACGAAGGGTTCGCAGTACGATCGTTACCAACCCTTCCAGAACGATCTTTTCGTCCAGCAGCTTACCAATGGTCTTAATCTTGGTCTTGCCGGATTCGGTGGTTTCTGTGTGGCTCAGAATGTATACGCGCTTGTCGTCTGGCAGCGCCTGGGCTTGCGTGAAAATGTCCCATGCTTTACGGGCGATTTCGTTGTACTTGGCGAATGCCTGATTGCCGACTTCCTGATCCGTCACCCGGCGCATAAATTCGTTCGCCATGATGTACTGGAAGTCATCAATGATGATGATGGGCTTGACCGTCTTGCCCATCGCTTTCACGATGCGTGCGCTGTCGTCTGTGACAAGGATATTGCCGCCATCCTGGCCGACAGGTTTCCAGTCAGCAGACTTGAATGGGAGAGGCTTTTTAACAGCTTGGATCAGGAAGGTTTGCGCAGGATCGAGATTGCGCAGAGAAGTGGACTTGCCGGTACCCGACTCGCCCATAATGAGGGTAGCTATTGACATGGTTTTTCCTTGGTTGTGACAATGGTTTACTTGGTTTGAACTGCTATCTTAGAACGGAATTTTTCCCGCTGCAAGGTCCTCGTAGTGCTGCGCTCGCTGCTCTGGCGTCATTTCGATACGCTGCGTGGTGAAGGGGACCGGCTTGCCGGTGACTGGGTCGAGGGTGAAGAGACCACGCTTTTCTGCTTCTTCTTTCGACATTACTTGCATTATTTCTCCTTTAGTTTTTCCATAGTTCTCCCAAGGGTGAATAGCCTGTAGTTTCCTACGAAGTCCTATTCGCCTTTGATCCAGATTCCCTATCCTCCAGCAATCCCAATCCAACCGTAGCGGTGTGCGTTCCATCCTGAAAGCGTTTGTCTCACCACTTGCCGCTATCAGTTTCTCCAGTCCCCACATTCCAGGCTGGCTAGGGCAAACGGGGTGTATCGCCGCCCTGTCTTTCTGTGGTGTGGCCCGATGTCAGGGCCGTGCTAGGTAACGCTTCCTCCCACTCGCGAATGGTGTAGAGCCAGAACGCAAAAAAGCCGTTAAGTCTGGGATCTGGTCGCAGAGGACAAACGCCGAATGTAGCAACAGCGCATGTCCAACAGAACCCAAGCTTAACGGCTCGGTATGCGCTACATTTAACTTTGCTCTGGCTGCGACACCATTGCGTGCAATTTTGCCAAACTTCAAGTCTTTCGGTCAAGCACTTTATGCGCTGGCACTTACGCGGCCAGCTTACGCCCGGCACTGTGGAGCCTACCGGGTTACTTGCCTTCTGCTTTGGCGATGGCAGCTTCGGCTTTACCCTGGGCGCGGTCCCAGCCCACGCCATACAGGTCACCATGGGTTGACCGAATATAAAGCCATCCGGCGTGCATGTCTTTCAGGGCCGCCAGAAGATCAGGAGCGGCTGCGATCAGGCGAGCATTTGCCTCTTGCTGCTCTGGCCCTGCTTCTGTCGGGCCGCATGCCGCGACTTCTTGCAAAACGCCAGGACGAATGCGACATTCGATATAGACGGTAGAGAACCCGTCCCGTTTAGCGAACCAGTCGCCCGGAGTATGCGCGCTCATGCCAGCCTCGCTACAAGATATCCCGCCAAGATCCCTGCAGCCACGATGATGAAGCAGGCGGCTGCGCTTGGGGTGCGGCGGGTGGTTGGAATTCGCTGGATCATGCTCGCTCCCGTTCGCCGTGGTTGTCGCAGTATATCAGTGTGTGCGTGTACCAGGGTGCGGCCAAGTCCATCAGGAAATCAGCGCCAGGCGTTCCGGGCTTCATTTCGTCACGCACCCACAGGGCTTGTGCGTAAATGCCGCCAGCAGCCCAATCGGGGCCTTGGCTGAGGCGTTTGCATTCGATGAAGAATGCGGCCATTTGCTCGGATGGCAGCGCACAGAACAAAGCTGCGATCTGTTCAGGCGTCAGTTCCAGATTAATGTTGTGCTCGATCATGCTGGCTCCTTGAATTCGCGGCGCTCCTGGCGCTTCAAATAAGCCGCCACAGCCTCACGAATGCGGCGCTGCTTCCATTCGTATTCGGCGCGGTCGGCGGCTTCCTGGGCTTGTGGTTGCTGATTCATGCGTCAAACTCCACCAGCATGTATTCGGCGTCGGGATATTTCTTTTCAAGCATCGAAATGATTTTCGTTGCCTCGTTCTTATCGGTGGTAATTTGAACTTGGTTCCCATCCTCGTCCTCTTCATCCATCCATACGAATGGATTAGGGTCCTCAGGGTTTCTTGGGCTATTAATCCTCACGCAATATGCCTTCACTTGTCATCTCCTTCTGCCTAGCCACGCCCTATGCGTAGCCTCTCAGTGCAAAAGCCGCGTCGTGCGCGGCGTGTGATAGGGCTATTTGGTGCGGAGACTGGGACTCGAACCACAGACTGTCGGGGCGCTACCCCTGCCTCTACCGGGCCGGTCGTCACCGGCGCTATCTTGGGCTATCTCCGCGTTGATCGTGCGCCCCGAAGGGCGCGGGGTTGTTAGGCGTAGTCAGCTGGATCGTAATTCCCACCAGTCGACTCAGTATCAAGACCCCACTCTTTGCGCTGACGAAGACGTGCAGCTTTGTAACCTTCCTCCCAAGCCGCACGCAAACGCATCATTGGTGCATTTGGGTTTTCAGACATTGGGTATGGATTACGAAGTTGACCAGTGCGATAGCACACATCTCCGTTCCTTTTTGCCTCAACCATTTCTTCTTGAAAACTGCGCATGATGTTTACCCCTTCCATTCCCGCCGCGCTGAATTGCGCTGCCATGTAGAGAATCTTACGCATCATCTTTCAAAAATGCAAGCAGTAAATGCATATAAATATTGAATATTGTTGTTGCAAATATGCATTTCGTGTGCGACACTTTCTCTATCCAATACCGGATATTGAAAGGAAAACCGATGCTTCTCAAAGATGAAAACGCCCAGCAAAAGGCGGCACGCGCAGCGCTTCAGCGCGCACTGCTGAACCAGTTTGCGGAACACTTGGAGTTGAAGAACGATGCGGCAATCGCTCGTGCTCTGGACACTCAGCCGCCGGTCATCAGCAAGTGGGCGCACGGCACCTTGCCTATCGGCTCGACCGCGATCATCCGCATGCACGAAATGACCGACTGGAGCACCACGCAGATCAAGCAGATGCTGAATCTGCCGATTGCCAAGCGGGCGAAATAATGGACCGCGCAATCTTCGACCCGCACACGCTGATGCTCCGCACCGAAGAGCAACGCGAGCGTGTCAAGCGGTACATCGATCGGCTGCCGCTGGACCAGGACAGGCCGCTGCGCATCGTGATCGATGACCCTATGCCGGAGAAGAGCCGGGACCAGGAGAAGCGCTATCACGCGATGATCGGTGATATCGCGCGCCAGTATCAGCATTGCGGGCGCCGCTGGAGCCAGGATGACATGAAGCGAATCTTGATCGATCAGTTCCAGCGCGACACGCTCAAGGATTCCGATATCGCGCCGCTGTGGGGAAATATGGGTATCTTCCGCAGCGCGCCTGCCTTTGATGGCTCTGGCGTCGTGATCCTGAACGCGTCTTCGAAGAAGTTTTCCGCGCGCCTGGCAAGCGTGTTTATCGAGTGGCTTTTCGCCCTGGGCGCTGAGCTGAAAATCGTATGGTCTGACCCGACTGAAAGGACATCATGAACGATAAATCCAAATGGCCATTCCCCAGCCCGCGCAAGCAAGAAGAAGCGCAGCTCTCTGCAACGTTGGTGGCCATCAGCGAAGACCAGCGCGAGCAAGAGCTGCTGACCCTGTTCCGCAGCGCAGACGAACGCGGCAAGCACTGCATGATCGCTATGGCGCGCTGCATGCCTTGCATGAGGGGTGGCTGATGAAGAGGACAATTTTAGAAGGCGGGAGATTTGGCCGATGGGTCGTCAAAGAATTAATTTTCGGCTCAAGAAGTGCACTTTGTGTTTGCGATTGTGGGACGGAGAAGCATGTTTTCAAGTGCCATCTCAGTTCAGGAAAAAGCTTAGGTTGCAGGCACTGCCGAGATAAGAGTCTCTATGTGAAACATGGTCTTCATAAGACTGCAACATATAGAACATGGTCGAACATGAAAAACAGATGTTTGAACCCGAAATGCAAAGATTTTCATAATTATGGCGGCCGTGGAATCTTGTTTGATGATTCTTGGGCGGACTTCTATATATTCCTTTCAGACATGGGGATTCGGCCAAACGGTATGACGCTGGATCGTATCGACAACAACAAAGGATACTCTAAAGATAACTGTCGATGGGCTGCGATTGATGTTCAGTCAAATAACACAAGGGTTAACCGAATCGTCGAATATGAAGGTCAGCCATATACCATTGCGCAACTTTCGGAACACTTAGGTCTTAGGTATGGAACTCTATACAGCAGAATTGCCAATGGAACTCAAGTTGATCGCCCCTTGCGCATTACTAAAAAATGAAAAGATCCCCGCTCAAGCGTACTTTATTCAAACAGAGAAAAGCTGACGACACCATGGCTAAATTCCCTACCCGCAAATGCGCTGTGAAGTCATGCCGCAAGCCATTCGTGCCGGATGCGCCATTCGTGATCTGGTGCGGGCCAGATTGTGGGGAGAAGGTAGCCCAGGTGCGCCTGGCCAAGCAACGCGCCGCGCAATCGGCTGCTACGAAGCGCGCAAAGAAGGCTGAGCGGGCGAACGATCGCGCCAAGGGTGAATCACTCAAGACGCTGCCGGAACTGCTGGCCGAAGCGCGGACGGAGTTTAACCGGTTCATTCGCTTGCGCGACCATGACAAGCCTTGCATTTGTTGCGGCAAGTTTCCGCGATCCAGTCACTTGACTGGTGGCGAATGGGATGCAGGGCATTACCGCAGTGTTGGAAGTGCTGGTCACCTTCGATTCAACGAAGATAACGTTCACCGCCAGCGAAAGCAATGCAATCGCGATGGTGCCGGCCGGGCCGTGGATTACCGTATTGGCCTAATCGCCCGCATCGGTCTGGAGCGTGTGGAAGCGTTGGAAAACAACAACATTGTGCACAAGTGGACGAAAGACGAAGTGCGGGCGATCCGCGATACCTACCGGGCGAAAGCCACTCAACTATTGAAGGAATTGAAATGAAAATCGGACTGACAAAAACTGTTGAATTTGAGGTTGCATATCTGCTGGTGAATGCAGAAGTTCGCTACTGGGAAGACGCAAGCGTCAATGGTGTTGAAGATACGGCCGGCGACCTGATCCCAATGCGTGAAGGCGACCTTTGGAAGCCCGTCATCGAATTGAAGACTGGCGAGATTCTTGATTGGCCAGTAGGAACCACTGCCGATATCCATTACAAGGTGTGCGATGCCGGCGAGTACTGGTTACTGGGCCCAGGCAGTGAGCGCGTAGCCAAGTACGACGATCATTACGTACCCGATATCCTATGCCCAAAAGAAAGCGGCCACGGAGATTACATCATCATGAAAGTGGATGGGGCCGGCAAGATTGACGGTTGGAAAAGTGGAATTGATGAGAATGAATGGGTGGCCTTATGATTGACGACGACGAAGATTTCTACATTGCTGACCCTGGCTACTGGCCGGCAGCGCTGCTGTGCGCTTTGGCCGCGGTCGTGATTGTGTTGGCCTTTCTCACTGTTGAGGTTATGGCGTGATGCATTCATACCACAACCGCTCATATCGCACCGAGCGCCGGCGCGCCTGGCCGATCGTACTTGGCTGGGGAGTCGCGATCATCCCATTCATTTTCCTGCTGGCGCTGGTGTTCTACGGTGAGTGGCTTATTCAACTTGCAAAGGAGCTTCAATCATGATTTTCATGTGCGGCTGCGCAACAGTTTTCGTCGGAAACCTTGTCAATGGCGAGAAGCCAACCACTTTGGGCTGTGCGATTTGCACTGCTGGTTATGGGCTGATGGGCACATCTGTCTTGATGCTGCTTTTCGGGATCATGCCTTAACGCAAAAATGACTTGCGGAATTCCATGATTCCTATGATAATTTTTATGTCGGCGCGCAATGCGTTGATGCCTAAGCACCGGTCGAAAATCTTGGAGGATTGAGGCCGGATTACTGCAACAAAGTAGGCGCGTAGGGATGGGTAGAGTAGGCCACCAAGCTCTCTCCCCGAACTTTGCGGGGTTCCTCCAAGAACCCATCCCTACGCGTCTGGAAAGGTAGTAAATGAACCCCCTGCAATTTATCGTGGTAGGACCATTTGATGGAACCTATCACATCTGTTATCGCATCCCAGGAACTCAATTTTATTCTTCCTATGAGACAACGAGGACCAAGCTGTCTGCTGAGCTTCGCGTCAATCAGTTGAACTCTGTGGCTGATGAGGTCGAAAAAGAAGAGGAGGGAAAGTAAATGGCTGGCGATTGGATCAAGATGCGCCTCGAGCTTCAAACGCATCCGAAAGTTGTCCGCATTTTGTCCGCAATGCGTCCGAAAGATGTCCAGACAAAAACGGACAAGTTCCGCGTAGTTGGTGGACTGCACGCTGTTTGGGGCGTTTTTGACACCCACTCGGAAGATGGCCACCTGAACGGTTACACCCCCGAAACCCTGGACCACATTATCGGTTGGGAGGGCTTCTCTCAGGCCATGATTGACGTCGGCTGGCTGTACTTCGATGAGCCGCAAGTGCTTGAATTACCGGACTTTTCTGAGCATAACGGGGCATCTGGCAAACGTCGGGCAGAGGACCAGAAACGGAAGCGCGATGGTCGGAAAAGTCCGCAAACTGTCCGCAGTAAAACAGGACAAAATGCGGACAAAATGCGGACAGAAAGTGGACTAGAGAAGAGAAGAGAAGAGAATAATAAAGAGCCTTCGGCTCCAAAGTTTGACGCTCGCGCTGAATTGCTTGCTCTCGGTGTTTCCGAGCAAACGGCTAGTGATTGGTTAGAGATGCGGAAAAAGAAACGTGCGGTGGTCACCGATACTGTTCTCCGTATGCACATTTCCGAAGCAGACAAGGCGGCGCTTCCCCTTGAGCGTTGCTTGCGCATTTCCTGCAATCGTGGGTGGACAGGATTTGAAGCTGCGTGGCTTCGTCCTGAAGACAAAAATCAGCAGTCAACCACAATCCCGCGCCGCGAGGTGGTCCTATGATCGCGCCCGGTGCAGACGAAATCGTCAAAACGCGCCTGCGCGGCATGCGCCCGGCTGACGCGGTGGTGGTTTCCTTGGTGGGCGATTTTGATCTGGCGAACCCACTGGTGACTCCCGAGGTGGGCAAGCAATACGACTGGCGCTGGGTCAAGGGACTGAACATCGCCCTGATGATCGCATCGGCGGTGGACTGGAAGCGCACGGCGTTCGACATCAAGAAGGCTGAGCCTGAGTACCTGTGTGTTTGGGACATCTACGCGCATCGCGGCGCGCAAGTTGTATGGCGCCCGTACCAGACGAAGCCGGAGCCATTCAGCGTTGAGCTGCGAGGCTGGCACTTTGGGCTTGACTACAGCCCATTCCACGAAGAAGACAACAAGGTGTTTTTCCAATGAACGTTATCCCGGACACGATCGATTTCAGCGATTACATGGAGGAAACGGAGCAGCATTCCGTGCATCCTGCTTCACATTGGCTGAGTGACACAATCAACGCTTTTCACTCCGAAGAGCCTGAATTACGCTGCCCTACAATGCTGTGGCAAAAGACCATGGACAAGGTGCACTTCCGTCCGGGTGAGGTGAGCCTGTGGGCCGGTGTTAACGGCCACGGCAAATCCATGTTTCTGTCGCAGGTAACGCTTGACCTCTGCAAGCAGGGGCAGCGTGTCATGGTGGCCTCGTTCGAAATGAAACCAGTCCGTCAGATGCAGCGCATGAGCCGCCAAGCATTTGGAGAAAGCAAGCCAAGTGTGCTGTTTTTGCAACTCATGGCGAAATGGTCAGATGATCGGCTCTGGATTTATGACCACGTTGGCGCGGTCGAGTGGCGCAAAGTCATTGCAGTTATGCGCTATGCCAAGCGGCACTTTGGCATCCAGCATTTCGTAATCGACAGCCTCATGAAATGCGTCAAAGGTGAAGACGACTACAACGCGCAGAAAGACTTCGTCAACGAACTGTGCGCTTTCGCCAATGCAAACGACGTGCATGTGCATCTGGTGCACCACGTCCGCAAAGGTGAGAGCGAGCACAAGGCCCCTGGGAAGTTCGACATTAAGGGCGCCGGCGCGATCACCGATCAGGTTGACAACGTGTTCATCGTTTGGCGCGACAAGAAAGCAGAGGACGACGAAGCGGCCATGTTCAATGCGCAGCTTGTGTGCGAAAAGCAGCGCAATGGTGAATTTGAAGGGCGCTTTGGCTTCTGGTTTGAGCCATCGTCACAGCAGTATCTCGACACAAGAGCAGCAATACCAATGCGGTACGAATTGAAGTAACAACACAAGGAGAAAGAGAAATGAAGAAATACATCAAAGCAGCAAACCTTCCGCCAAGTTTCAGCTTGACCTCTCTTGCTGTGGTCTTCCTGCTGGCAGAGCGGTTCTCGGCGCCTGGCTGGGCCTATGGCGTCATTGGGACCGTCTATGCGCTGAATGCGATCTCTGTAGTCGTCCGGCTTGCGAAACACTCCGCAGTTGACATTTTCGAGGGCAAATAATGCAACCACTCATCACCTACATGCAGCAGCTGACAGCCGGCCAGGTGCTTAGCCTGCTGGCGCTGCTCACCATCGCAGGCGTGGCCCTGCTGGCTGGTGGATTCGCCCTCTGGCGCATCGTCGACAGCGCGCAGGAGCTTGTGGCCGACTTTGGCAGGACCAGGGCGAAGGAGCGCGACAATGGCTAAGCCCTTCAAGTACCGCGACCAGCGCAACCCGCTGATGGTCATCGCCGGCAAAACCAAGATCCAGCCAGAGGACGTTGACGCCATCGCGTTGCCGATCCTGATCGCACTGGACGCCGCCAAGCGCGGGAAGGCCCCGAATAGCCTCTCCAACACGCTTGCGCGCAACATGCTGGCCGCCGCCTACATCATGACCAAGAACGGCAACAAGGCCATGTACCAATCTGTGGCGGATGCATGGACCGCACTCAAATCGGCCTGCGAACGCCCGACGCAACTGCTCGACCTGACCACGAAGGAATACCAGGCCCTGCGCAAGGGCGTCAGCACCTACCTGCGCACCCTGCCGCACATCGAGGCCGCTATACTGGTGGGCGCCTACAAGCTGGCTGATGAAAGGATGGTGGCATGATGCTGAACGAGGTACGACGCAAGCCGGAGAAGCCGCGCATGGCTAAGTTGCCATCTGGCCGTTGGATCGTGATATGCGAGAAGCATTCCGGGGTGAGCTGGGACCCGACGATCGCTTACCAGAAATGGGAGAAGAAAAATGCGAACGACTCCAGCCAAGCCAGCGCCTAACCCAATGGGCGGCGAACACTTCACCATCACCGAGAAGCAAGCCAAGCAGCGCCAGGACGGAAGCTGGTACATGGAAACGGTAAAGGTGGAAAAGTCGGCTCTGGCGTGATAGAGTAGCAACGTGGTGAATGCGCAGGCTGATGCGCGGCGATAGTTGACAGGCTAGTCGCAACAATTTCGGCGGTCTATCTGAATGTTGCAAGCCGGAGATCAGCACCGGCCACCATAACGAATTCTCCCTGTCGCACCACGCCAACTTACCCCGCGCCTTGCGGGGATTTTTTTATCTAAATCACTACAACCACAAGTTAAAGCGTAGAATTTCGCCAACGAAATCTCATCAGTAGAGGGCGATATGCTAGGCTCATCCGCGCAACAGCGTGATCTGGAAACAGACACCACGATCGGCAAGATCCCTGGCACTGGTCGGGTAGCGCTGATCAGCTCTCGTCTGATCGCAACGGCATTCAGTGGGTTGGCGTCAGGGCAGGATGTGTGGCCAGGGCCAACCCCGGAGTATGCGCTACCGACTGCCGGCGAGTCCTGGGAAATCGTATGCTCCAACGCTGGCGACACGGTAGGTGGGGCTGGTGCTGAAACTGTCACGCTGACCATTCTTGACACGGCCTACAACCCTCTGGCTACCTTGGTGGTGAACCTTAACGGCGGCACGGTGGCGGTGCCTGGCGGCGCGGTTAACTTCCGGCTGAATGATGCCCGGACAGGGGCCATCAATGCTACTGGTGGCCGGCGCCGACCACTTGGTGATATCACCATCCGTCAGGTAGGAACCGGGACTGTGCGCGGGATCATCCCCGCGCTTAGCGGTACCCTGCAACAGGCGGTTTATACCGCCCCCGCTGGCCGAACGCTGACGGTCGATAACATCGAAGCACAATTACTATCCTCTGGAGGCGGCACTACACGCGGTGCAGACTTCCTGCTGCTCTTCCGCGCCCCCAATGGATCAACGACAGCACCTCGCATGATCGGCACCACCGACGCGCGCCCCTACGTGCTGGAAGCCAAAACCAAAATTCGCGTGGCTGAAAAATTCGACTTCATCCAGCAGTGCATCTATACCAGTCACAACAACATCCGGGTAGGGATCAGCTGGGAAGGCGACCTGAACACCAATTGAGGAAAAAATTATGAGCGACGTACTTGTGCGCCCCGGCCTGGATCAGGCCGCCCCTGGCTCCCCGAAGAACCTTGAAATCATCATCGAAGAAGGCGCGGTACGGACCACCAACGGCCCAACGACTGCCACCGGCGCAGGGCTGGCGCCAACCGCGACCGAAACCGCGCAGAGTTCCGTGGTACTGAAGGCTGGCCCAGGCAACTTCTATGGCGCCAACTGCACCTCTACCGTGGCAGGCTACCTGATGCTGTTCGACGCTGATTCGGTCCCTGCTGACGGCACCGTAACCCCTAAAAAAGTATGGTCAATGAGCGCAAATTCGTCCATCGAGGTCGGGTATTTCGTGCCGCTGCGCATGAATGTGGGCATTACGTTGGCCTTCAGCGCCACCGGACCATTCACCAAGACGGCGGCGACCGCCTTCATGAGCGGCGAAGCGCTATAGCAAATCCAGCACTGCCAAGCATGCCCTGCCAGCATAAGCGCTGAGCAGGGCTTTTTATTGCGCCATCAAGACATCCAACGCAACAAAGTATTGCATTCCGCAATCAACTGGACTATATTCGGCTCAAATAAATTTCACCGAATTATGCACGGCTAACCACGCTTAACAGCCGATTAACTGCATATTCTGATTGCTGAGTTGCGGAGTTGATATGTCAACTGACTGGATGAGCGGGAAGGCCGAAGAGAAACCGGCAGAGGCACCTGCTGAAAAAGAATTGCCAAAGAAGAACGGCGGTGCGAGGCCAGGTGCTGGGCGCAAAAAAGGCGTGCCGAACAAGCGCACTGCGGAGACCATTGCCAAGGTTGAGGCATCAGGCATTACGCCGCTCGAGGTGATGCTCAAGAACATGCGCAAGCGTATGCCGCGCGGTGCCAGCGCATCGGAGAAGGCGGCACATCTGGCGTTCGTGCAACAGGCGGCCAGGGATGCAGCGCCCTACGTGCACGCCCGGCTGTCGTCGGTACAGGTGAGCGGCGGGCTGAAGCTGAACCACGAGGGCGCGCTCGATGAGCTTGAGTGATCGCGAGCGGGCAATCCGGCAGCGTTTGAAAGACGACTTTCTTCACTACGCGCCGCGGTGCCTGAAGATCCGCACCAAGGCGGCGAAGATCGAGCCGCTGGTGTTGAATGACGCCCAGATGCTGATCCACAACGCCATCGAGGACCAGCGCAAGCGCACCGGACGAGTCAGGGCAATCCTGCTCAAGGGCCGGCAGCAGGGCGGCAGTACCTACGTTGAGGGCCGCTTCTACTGGCGCGTCACCCACAGCAAGGGCATGCGCGCGTTCATCCTGACCCACGACGACGGCGCCACGACGAACCTGTTTGAGATGGTCGAGCGGTACCATGAGAACTGCCCGCCGCTGGTGCGCCCGACTGCCAGCACCAGCAACGCCAAAGAACTGATGTTCGACCAGCTGGACAGCGGCTACAAGGTTGGCACCGCCGGCAACAAGGGGGTGGGGCGATCGAGCACTGTGCAGCTATTCCACGGGTCTGAGGTGGCATTCTGGCCAAACGCCCAGGGCCACGCGGCCGGCGTGCTTCAGGCGGTGCCGGACGAGCCGGGCACCGAGGTGGTGCTGGAGTCAACCGCAAACGGCTTGGGCAACTTCTTCCACCAGCAATGGCAGCTTGCTGAGTCCGGGCAGTCGGAGTTTATTGCCATCTTTGTGCCGTGGTTCATCCAGCGCGAGTACCGCAAGGCCGTGCCTGCTGACTTCGTTATCACCGTCGAAGAAGCCGAATATATGACGGCGTATAACCTTGATTTGGAGCAGATTGTTTGGCGCCGCGCGAAGACTGTCGAGTTAAACAACGACGAAACGCTGTTTAAGCAAGAGTACCCAGCAACTGCAGCAGAGGCGTTCCAGATGGCCGGCCTCGATCCGTACATCAGCGCCAAGATCGTCATGGCCGCGCGCAAGTGCGTGCTGGTGGACGAGCCGACCGGACCGCGACACCTGGGCGTGGACCCGGCGCGCTTCGGCGATGACCGCAGCTCCCTGTGCCTACGCCAGGGCCGCAAGGTGCACTGGATCAAGAGCCACAGCAAGAAAGACACGATGCAGCTGGCCGGCATCGTGAAAACGGCGATCGATGAGCTGAAGTTGGACTCGAAGCTGGGCGACCGGGTGTTTATCGACGTCGGGGGCCTGGGCGCGGGGGTGTATGACCGCCTGCGCGAAACCATCCCTGACAAGGCCCTGCTGGTGGCCGTGAACTCCAGCGAATCGCCGTTCGATGCCGTCAAGTACACGAACAAGCGAGCCGAGATGTGGGGCGAAACGAAGCTCTGGCTGACCAACCAGCCGGCCAGCATCCCGGACAGCGACGAGCTGCACGCCGACCTGACGCAGATCAAGTACAGCTACGACAGCAACAGCGCCCTGGTCATGGAGAAAAAGGCCGACATGAAGAAGCGCGGCCTGCGCTCGCCGGACTGTGCTGACGCCCTGGGCCTGACCTTTGCGCGCCCACCGGTTCCACCGAAGCCGGAAGAGGTGCGCCCGAAACTCAATATTGGAGGTGGTGGATGGATGGCTTAGCCGAAATGAAGCCGGGGACCGTGAGCCTTGGCCCGTGCAGTTTGCACCTGTCGTATAGCGCGATAGTGCCGCCTAACATGCGCGGAAATGCACTTGAAATCACAGAATTGTTGACAATCGGCACCGAAAGGGGCAAGAATCACGCCAATTCCTTGATGCAAGAGGTTTGCGAACAGGCCGACATGGCTGGCAAACTTCTTCTGCTCATGCCCGAGAAGTACGGCCAGGACGGCTTGACCACCGAGCAGCTTTCGGACTGGTATCAGCGGCGACACGGCTTCGTGGTTCTCCAGCACTCCCCGAAAACAATCCTTGTCCGCATGCCTGCGCGCGCGGCGGCTAAATGGGCTGAGCAATGAGTGAAGAGAACAACAAGTCCGACAACCGCGACGAAGCGCTGCTGAAGGAAATCCGCGATTTCTGCGACGAGGCGATCCGCGCTGACGCGCACAACCGGCAGCCTGCTGTGGCCGATCTGCAATTCCTTGTTGGCGACCAGTGGCCTGACGAGATCAAGCGCCAGCGCCAGATCGACGGGCGCCCATGCCTGACGTTCAACCGCCTGCCGACCTTCCTGCACCAAGTCACCAACGACCAGCGCCAGAACAAGCCAGGCATCAAGACTCACCCGGTGGACAGCGGCGCCGACGTTAAGCGATCCGAAATCAACCAGGGCATCATTCGCCACATCGAGTACACCAGCAACGCCGACATTGCCTATGACACGGCCGTGAACAGCGCCGCGGCAATCGGCTTCGGCTTCTGGCGCCTGATCACCGAGTATGAATCGCCGACCTCGTTCGACCAGGTCATTAAGTACCAGCGCATTCGCGACCCGCTGAAAGTCTTCATCGACCCGGCCAGCGTTGAAGCAGACGGTTCTGACCAGAAGCGCTGCGCGATTATCTGCGATGTGCCGCGCAAAGAGTTCAAGCGCGAATACCCAGATGCTGACATGGCAACTGCTACCGCCATGGGCCTGCTTGGCCAGCAAGTGCAGCCAGGCTGGATGGATGACAACTATGTGCGCGTGGTCGAGTACTACTACTTCGAGCACGAGAAGGCCACGCTGTACCTGCTGACGACTGGCGAGACGACCACCGACAAGCCAGGCGATGAATCGCTGATCAAGAACAAGCGCGATACCAGCATCCCGCAGCTCATGTGGTGCAAGGCCACGGCCGGCGCCATTCTGGAGCGCACCAAGATCATGTGTCGCTGGATTCCGGTATTCCCGGTCTGGGGGAACGAGGTCGATATTCAGGGCAAGGTGTTCCGCAGCGGCATTATCCGCGATGCGAAAGACCCGGCGCAGATGTACAACTTCTGGATGACCAGCGCTACCGAGGAAGTCTCGCTGCGTCCGAAGACGCCATTCGTTGGTGCTGAGGGGCAGTTCGAAGGCCACGAGGATACCTGGGCGCAGGCAAACAGCCGCTCCTTTGCGTTCCTCGAGTACAAGCCGGTGACGATTGGCGGGGTTCTCGCGCCGCCACCGCAGCGCTCGCCAATGGCTGATGTGCCAGTTGGCATGCTGCAAATGGCCATGCATGCATCGGACAACATCAAGGCGGTAACTGGTCTGTTTGACTCTAGCCTGGGCGCGCGCGGCACTGCAACAAGTGGTGTGCAGGAGCGCGCGCAGCAGCGCCAGGGCGACACTGCCAACTTCCACTACACCGACAACCTGAATCGATCGATTCGCCATTGCGGGCGCTGCCTGATCGACATGATCCCGCATTACTACGACGCCAAGCGCGTTGTGCGCCTGATGCGTGAAGATGGCACGATCGACAGCGCAGAGGTGAACGTGCCGAAGGTGGACCCGATGACGCAAATGGTCACCGAAACTCTGAACGACCTGACAGTCGGCCAATATGACATCACCGTTTCTACAGGCCCAGGCTACTCCACCCTGCGCGAAGAGGCAGCGGAGGCCATGGTAGCGGTCGCCGGCGACTTCCCGAAACTGATGGAGGTGGCCGGCGATCTGGTCATCGAATCCATGGACTGGCCAGGCGCCGACAAGATTGCCGAGCGCATCCGCAAGACCATGCCGGCCGATCTGACCAAAGATGCCGAGGATGCCGAGGACGGCGAGGAAGGCCCGCCGCCGCTGCCGCCAGAGGTTGAGCAGGCCCTGCAGAACGCCTCGCAGATGGTTGACAACCTGGAGCAGCAGCTCCGTGAGGCGCAAAGCGGGCTGGAAAAGGCGCGCATCGATGCGCAGAGCCGTGAAGAGGTGGCACGCATTAACGCCCAGGGCAAGGCCGACGCCGAAGAAATCAAGGGCATGATCCAGATGCTCGTTGCCAAGATGCAGCCGCCGCCGGCTCTGGTGGTCAAAGCTGCAGATACCGAAGAATCCCGCCCCGCTGCCAGCCAAGCAGTGGAACCAGGCGCCACTGGCCCGACCGGCGAGATGCCGGGTTCTTAAATTCTTGGGATGACCATGCCAAACGATAATCAAGCCCCAGTAGTTGATACAGCCACCGCGCAAGCCGCGCAGGTTGACGCCGCCCAGACCACCACGCCGCCGGCCAGCGGCCAGGATGGGGCAGCGCAGCCAGCAGCCGGCACCGAGCAACAAACCGCGGCGGCCAACGACAACGAACAGGGCAAGCAACAGACCGGCGACGAAAGCGAAGCCACCGAGCAGCCGCGCGACGAGCAAGGCCGCTACCGCTCCAGCAAGATTCAGAAACGATTTGACGAGCTTACCCACGCCCGGCACGCCGCAGAACGCGAGGCAGCCTACTGGCGCGCACAGGCAGAGGCTATGCAGAAGGCCAAACCTGCCCCCCAGGCTCATGAATTCGCTACTGACGAGGAGTACGAGGCAGCGCGCCTCGATCACCGCATCGAAGAACGCGCCCGCCAGACCATCGCAGACACCGCTAAGCAGACCGCTGAACGCTACCAGCAGGACGCCGCCCAGGCTGCCGACGCCACTTACAACGAACGCGTGCAGGAAACCATCTCGCGCATTCCTGACTTTGTGGAAGTCGTCACCAAGGCTGAAATCCCGATCACGAACGAAATGCAAGCCGCCCTGAAAAGCAGCGCGCATGGCCCCGACCTCGTGTATCAGCTGGCCAAGAACCCGGCCGAAGCCCAGCGCATCGCCAGCCTTCCGACTGCGCAGATGTACATGGCTCTCGGCGCCATGGAGGCCCGAGTATCGGCCCCCGCACCGGCAGCGGCCGCACCTGTTGCACGCACTACCAGCGCCCCGGCGCCGATTAAGCCCGGCACCCCGGCCAGCGCGCCAGCAAACACCGACCCGAACAGCATGCCCATGGACCAGTTTGAAGCATTCATGAAAGCCAACGGGTCACGATATATCCGGTAACCCAACTTTTTAAGGATTGAAACCATCATGGCAAACGTACTTGCTACCAACAGCATCATCGCCAAGACCTCCTTGGCCGTGCTGAAAAACATGCTGAGCTTCTCGGCGAACGTTAACCGCGACTTCGAAGACGAGTTCACCAGCAACATGCAGCGCGGCTATGCGCCGGGCCAGACCATCAACATCAAGCGCCCACCGCGCTACACCTACCGTGCCGGCCGCGTGTCGGTGCCGCAGGCGACCGTCGAAAGCACGATCCCACTGACCCTGTCGCAGGGCGGTTGCGATCTGGCCTTCACCAGCGCTGAGCGCACTCTGTCGCTGACCAAGCTGGAAGACAAGATCGCGGCAGCCATCGCACCGGTGGCCAACGAAATCGACCGCCAGGGCCTGCAGCTGGCGCACTATTCGACGTTCAACACCATGAACCCGACCGGCGCGCTGCCAACCACCCAGGCCCTGGCCATCCAGGCGCTGACCGACATGAACGCACGCCTGGATGAAATGGGCGCGCCTCGCAAGGACAACCGCCGCGCCTTCATCGCCGCGCCGCGCGTCAACGGTTCGATGGTGCAAGGTATGGCCGGACTGTTCAATGGCCAGGAGAAGATCAGCCAGCAGTTCAACAGCGGCATGATGGTCCCGTCGTTCGGCCTGAGCATGGGCATGGACCAGAACGTCGACACCCACACCAACGGCACCCAGGCTGTCACCGGTACTGCAGTGTCCGGCGCAGGTCAGACCGGTGCAAGTATCACCGTGACGGCGCTGGGCGGCACCATCACCCGCGGCACTGTGGTCACCTTCCCAGGCGTGTTCGCTGTCAACCCACAGTCGCGCCAATCAACCGGCGTGCTGGCGCAGTTCGTGGTGACCGCCGACCTGACTGCAGGCGCAACCGCGATCCCTGTCAGCCCGTCCCTGGTGACTTCCGGCGCGTTCCAGAACGTGTCCGCATCGCCGACCAACGGCGCGAACTTCCTGATCGTCGGCGCGGCATCGACCAGCTACCAGACCAACGTTGCCTATCACAAGGACGCGTTCACCCTGGCCATGGTCCCGATGTGGGCGCCAGCAGACGGCAAGGGCGTCATCGGCGTGCACCAAGAAACCAGCGACGGCTTCACGATCAAGGTGACCGAGTTCTACGACGGTACCAACGACGTGCCGATCACCCGTCTCGATGTGTTATTTGGTTGGGCAGCGACTTACCCTGAGCTGTCCTGCAAGTACTACAGCGTCTAATCCGTGCAGCCCGCTTCGGCGGGCTTAACCACTTCTCATATCAAGGAAAAATCATGACCGTACTTCTGAAAAATGGTTACGCAGGCTACCTGGCCGGCACGACCGTCATGCTGCCGACCAACGTGGAGGCTGCGCTGATCGCCCAGGGCCTGGCCTCTTCGGCTTCGCCTGCCAACATCACCACGGGCGCGGTCACCGCAAACGTGGTTTCCGGCCGTGCGGCAATCGCCGCGGGCGCCTCGTCCGTGACCATCACCAACAACCTGGTGGATGCCAACTCCAAGGTGTTCGCCGTGGTCGCGCAGGCGGCGGCTGACGGTACTCTGCTGCGTGTGGAACGCGTGCTGTGCGCCGCCGGTTCGTTCACGATCTACGGCACTGCCAACGCGACCGCAACAACCTTCGTTGACTGGTCGATCATCTCTGCACCTGGCGATGTGATCATCAACTAAGACCCTGGCCGGGCGCTTGCATAGGCCCGGCCATCACTGGAGAAGAGCATGTACCCAAAAATTTTCACGCACCGCCATGACAGCCGCCAGCAGGTGGTAATCGCCAATGCCGAGCAGGAAGCCCAATTGCCGGCCGAGTTCCTGCCGCCATCTGGCGCCGCCGGCACTGCTGACAATTCCACTGACGCCCTATTGTCGTCCGAATATGCCTCCCTGAAAGCTGAGCGGGAACAGCTGGACGCCGACAAGGCCGCGCTGGAGGCTGACCGCGCCACCCTGACCGCAGGCTACAAGCAAGCCATGGCAGACCTGGAGGCCGACCGCGAGCAATTGGCCAAGGAGCGCGCCGCTTTCGAAGCTGAGAAGGCCGCGCCTGCTCCTGAAGCCAAGAAAGGCAAGTAATCATGGCAACGGTTCTGGATGTCATCACTTCCGCTCTGGTCACGGTCAAGGCGCTTGCTGTCGGCGAAACACCAGAAGCCGACATGACCACTGACGCCCTGGTGAAGTTCAACGAAGTGCTGGACGCGCTGACCATCCAAAACCTGGCCGTGTATTCGAACGTGGCCACCACTTTCCCGCTGGTGGCCGGCGTGGCGACGTACACGATTGGCCCAACCGGCACTGTCGTTGCCCAGCGGCCGCCATTCCTCGATACGGCATATGCCACTTATCAAGGCGTTGACTTTGAAGTGCGCTCCATGACGGAGGAAGAATACGCGCTGTTGACGTTGAAGACCAACCCAGGCATCCCGAATCGCTTCGTCTATCACCCTGACTTCCCAGATGGCACGCTGACGCTGTGGCCGGTTCCGTATGACGCCGGCAGCATGACCGTGTACCAGAACAAGGTGTTCACGAACGCCGCCGCGCTGACCGATGCTTTCCTGCAGCCGCCGGGCTACCAGAAAATGATCCGCCTGATGCTGGCGTGGGA